CGCAGCGAACTGGTGCGACTGCATCTCGCCGGGGTGGACCGATCGGCCTGTCCAGTCAGCGATCGACTTGTCCTCAGACTCCTCCACCGCCTGCGGTGACACCTTGACCCGGGCCGTGGGGTCGGCGTGAGCACGAGCCAGCGCATGCACCGCTGCCAGTTCCTGCACAGGGTTGTTCTGTGGTGACATCACCGTGGAGCCGGTGATCACCCGCTCCTTGTCGATGCCCGTCTCCTTGGAGACACCAGCGAGCTTGCCGTGGTGCTCGAAGTACCAGTCAGCGCCCAGATCACTCAGGCCCATCACCGGCCGGTCAGTGGGACGGCGGTCGGTGTGCATACCGGGCAGGCCAGACTCGAAGTCCCGATGCCCCCGCTCCCGGCCCCGGTTGACGTAGCCCGTCTGCGACTCGACAGCGTTCTCCATGGTGATGTCACGGTCCACGAAGGCCCCGGCTGCCTTCATGGCCTTGTGCGTCACCAGACGACGAGCCGACTGGTCCCGAGTCTCCTCCGAGGCGTTCGGGTCCACCGCCTGCTTGGCCAAGCGCCGCATGATGGTGCGCTGGCCCGTCTTGGCGTTGCCCAGGCGGGACATGCGCTGGTCCAGCTTGTTGCGCCCCTGGGGCGTCAGATCCTCGGTACGCAGTGCTCGACCGGGCGGCGGGGTGACCCGGCTGTCCGGAGGTGGCTTCTTGCGAGCAACCATCAGTGCTCCAGCCGATGCTTCTTGGTGTTGTAGGCCCGCAGGGCAGCGGGTTCCAACGCCGGGGGCATGTGGGTGCCCATCAGCCCCTCAGCACGCTGGAGGACGTCGGGCTTCATCTTCTGCCAGAGCAGACGGAAGTTCTGCGGGCGGCTGGCGTCCTTCTTCAACGCCAGGCTCTTCGGTGCTATGACAACCGGCCGTCCCCTCGGAGCCGGGCCGTACACACGGTCATGGACCGTCTGCGAGGTCGGCAGTTGAGTCCCGAGGACCCGCATGCGGGAGGACGGCTGGCTGTACGGCATCAGTCCGTGACGACAGCCCGGTTCGGGCGGCGCTGGATGGCGTTGGCGCCCATCTCCCTCTCGAAGCCGTGCCCGAACATCTGGGCACCATGGGCGAACTCGCTCAGAAGGGCAGGCGCCTCGATCCACGTGGACGACCCCATGTGGACCCGCTCACGCTGCGTCTCGCCCGCACCCTTGACACAGGTGACGGGCCGCTCGTTGGCGCAGTCGGCGTACGCACCACGCCGGAAGTCCTGGGGCACGTCGGTGTCGGTGGCGATGCCCTCCTCGAAGCGGAGCGGCCCACGGCGCCGGTCGTTCTGAGCGACATCTGTCTCGTACTGGGCGCCCCGGAACTTCTCGGGTCCCAGCGGGGGAACGGGGGCAAGGCCCATAGCTACCTCCAAGGGGTGGCGGTCGGCGCCATGTTAAGCACGTTGTCGCAGCAAGATGGGTTACCTCCTGCTGTAGAAGGGTGACTCGATCACCTCGACCTCTGGTGTGGCCTCAATCATGGAGGCCGCACAGGCCAGTGCGATCGAGTCCACGTAGTCGTCGTGGGCCTCGGCCTCGTTGGGCGCCTCAACCAGCATTTGCCCTGCTCGGAACACCTTGATGACGTCAGCCATCTGGCGCCGGAACCTCTTCCAGACACGAGTACGGCGGGCCTTGGAGTGGCCCGGATACACCAGCAGACGCCTGTCGAGCAGGGTCTGGAGGTTCTTCCAGCGGATGCCCTGGGCCTTGGTGTCAGACCCCATCGGGATCACCTCGGCCCGAGAACCGAACAGCACCTGCAAGCGCTCGGCCACGGCGCTGCCCATCGCCTGAGCGTCCACGGCGATGTAGCTCAGCCGGTAGTTGTCCAGGAAGTCAGCGATCTGGAAGTACTGCTCCTCCCACGGCATGTTGTGCAGTTCGAGCCAGTTGAGGATGCGATGCTCACGGAAGCCGAAGGCGTCGGGGAAGTCCCAATCCACCCAGCACACCGTCACCACCGTGGAGTCCTTGATGCGGGCCGGGTCGATGCCCACCACCACCGGGCTGCGGAACCAGGAGCGCACCAGCGGCATGCTGGGGTCCATCAGGCCGTCCATCACCTCGTCGGTGACGAACTGGCCCTGTTCTAACAACCACTTGATGTTATAACTCATCTGGAACTCGTCGGAGTCCTCACCCAGCCGCAGCTTCTCCTGGACGATGTAGCGGGCGTAGTCCGGGTTGTACTTGCTGACGATCTTGTAGTTGTACTCAAAGTGGTTCTGCCGACGACCCCGTCCCGCCATGCGCCGCTTGTTCAACTGGATGGCCCGGTAGAAGTCGCCCTTGATGTAGGAGGGCGTGCCGATCTTCACCATGGAGCCAGCGGTAGCGGCCATCATGGGATGGACCGACTTGCGCACCACGTCCTCGCTGGCGTCCTGGGCTTCGTCTATGACGATCACGTGGTAGGTCTTGCCCTCGATCTTCGCCTTCGGGTTACAGGTCTGGCGCCGGGCGATCGAGCCGTTCTTCAACCGGATGAGCTTGCCCTTGCCCTTGACCTCGTCATCGATCTCCGGGTCCATCATGAACTCGGTGGCGGCGTCGCTGGTCAAGCGCTCCACGATGCGGCCGTGCAGCGTCTCGGACTGGTCCTCGGTGGGAGCGAAGCACCCGACCCATAAGCCCTTCTTGAAGCGAGCCAGCAACTCGAAGGAGAGGGCCAGCTTGGGGAACAGCACCATGCACCCGGCGAAGGTGTTGGCCAGCGTCTCGGTCTTCCCCGCCTGGCGGGACACGAGGCCGGTGATCTCCTCAGCGTCGTGGAGGACCAGGCTCTGGATGATGCGATATGACAACTCCCGCTGGTACGGGTAGAACTCGACCTGGTTGAACTCCTCCACGAAGAGGATGCAGCGCTTGACGAGCTTGTCCACGAACTCCTTGGTGGACTCGTCTAGCTCCTCTTCCTCCAAGGGGTCCGGGTCGAACGGCTGGTCCTCGTCCTCATCGAGGAAGTCGTCCTCCGCTGGAGCCTGTAGCTCCGGGGGCAGTTCCTCGTAGAGGGTCGTCACAACACCTACAGTAGCGAGCGACCACGGAAGGAGGTGAACATGAGCACACAACAGCAGGAGATCAGCGTTGGCGACTCCATCGAGTACTTCGATGAGTACGGCCGTCCGTACCTCGGTCTGGTGACCGCAGTACACGGCCCCGCCAATGCGATGCCTTCGATCAACCTGATCTACGTGAGCGGTGACAGCACCAAGACCGACTCGTACGGCAGGCAGATCGAGAGGGCGACGAGCGTCGTCAGCGAGGCCAACCAGTCAGCCCACGGGCGCTGGTGGCGCTTCGTGAAGGCGTAACGCTCGGGGGCGTGGTGCCTTGACGGTGCCGTCCAGCGCCCCTCTCCTGTTAGTTCGGATCGGGCCACATCTCCACGTAGTGGATGTTGCCCAGCAGTACCCAGCGATCCGGATACTCCTCCAAGAAGCGCTTGGCCTTCTCGTTGCCCTCCCGACACTGTTCACAATCGTGTGCAGGCTGGAAGGCCTCCACCTCGGCCGGGTCCCGGGTGAGCTTCCACTCGATGGGATCGAACTGGATCATGGCCGGACCCTGGCCCTCGGGCCACTGGTCCCACACCGTCTTCTGCGCCACGGCGGTGGCGTTGCGATTGATGTGCTTGTCGTCCATGCGGACACCGACAGGCAGGGCCATGGCGATCACGTCGTCTACTGCGATCTCGTTCATCGTGGAGCCAAGGGGAGTTGAACCCCTGACATCCGCCATGCCATGGCGGCGCTCTACCTGGCTGAGCTATGGCCCCGTACCTGATTCGGAACCTTAGTCGGGGTGGTGGGACTCGAACCCACGCCCTCAGGTCCCCCAGACCTGCGATCTAACCAACTGATCTACACCCCGGCGAGAAGGGGGACCACCGCTGTGACCCGGACGACCCCCCGACTCGGGCCGCACCCTACAACGAGGAGAGGGCGCCCCCCGCAGTGGAGTGGCGCCCTCTCGAACCTGAGCAGGGGACCCCTGACAGACCCGTCTGCTGCTGTGTACATGTTACCGGACCTAGGACTTCTTTACAACCCGCCTTCGGATGACCTTCGTTCCTGGTGGCGGCGTGTTGTTCAGGGTCCCCGCCGCCTCCCGGAAGGCGAGGACCGCATGCAGACTGACCTGCGCCTGTAGCTCGTGGATGCCGCCCCGCTCCTTGGCCTCCTGCTGATGCTGGCGAGCCTTCTGCTCGGTCATCCGCCACAACCAGTCGAACGCTGCGGCGTCCAGGTTGACCAGGCGGAACGGCTCGATTTGCTCCAGGTGATGCTTCCCTGTGCCCACTGGGATCGATGGTGGCCCAGACCCACCGATCGGTAGCACTACGAGGCCATGCGTTTCACGGTGCGCTTCGCCGGGGCCTTGGTGGCCTTGGCGGGCGTCTTCTTCACGATCTTCTTGACGGGTGCCGCCGCCACGATCTTCTTCGCCGTTGACGACGTTGGTCGCACTGGTCGCACCTTCACAGCGACCGCCTTGACCTTGCCGTTGGAGCGTGCCGTCTTGCGACGTTCATACGCTTCATGCTGCTTGGCCCGGCACAGCGTGCCCCAGCAGCCGGACTGGTAGCGGTAGATGCTGGACCAGGGGCACACCGAGGAGTCGCTGTCGGGGTCGATGGCGCACACGTCTCGCTGCTTGATCGCCAGCAACGGCTTGGGCTTGCGCCCCGGCCTCTCGCTCTCCAGCGTCTCGACACGAGTTCGCAACGCCCCCATGTCCTGTTGGAGCTTCTTGATGGGGTCCTTCGTCTGGGCCACCGTCATCCTTTCGTTATGGCTCAGGGGCGGTGTGATGATAACAGGAACGGGATCAGAAGAGGCGACGCTGCTCGGACGGCGGCTGCACCTCGAAGTAGACGTCGAAGATGTACGTGAGCGTGGTCAGCAGTAACTCCATGGCCGGGACGTCATCGCAGTTCTCCAACACGATGCAGTCGGCGGGCATGGCCCGCTCGGCAGCCCGCCACTTCATCGGGTCCGGCTCGTTCTCTCGCACATCGAGACGGATCGGCAGCGTCTCCTTCACAGCGACGACGGGATGGTCAAGCCCGTACCGATCGAACAGAGCGTTGATCGCATCAGCGACCTCGTGCAGGGTCTTCCCGTTTGGCCTCATGGCCGGAACTTATCATTCGGAACCGTTGTCAGTGTCAGTGCCTCGGCGGCGCAGGATGCGTCTTCGCCCAGCCTCTGACTCACCGCCCCACACGCCGTGCTTCTCCCGATGCGACAACGCCCACTCCAGACACACGACCTGGACGGGACACGCTCTGCACACCTCCTTGGCCTCCTTCGGGTCGGTGTACGGCTCGGGGTAGAAGAGTTCGGGGTCGAGGCCACGGCAACTGGCGAAGTCCCACCACTTAACGGGTTCGGAGAGCACGTAGCACTTCCAGCGCCTGCTCCACCTGATCGATCGCCTGTTCGATCGCCAGGGGTTCCCCGTTGGCCCACTGGGACAGGTACTGCCCCGCCATCATGATCTGCGTCTCGGCTATCTCGTGCAGATCCGCAGTCGGTACCCGAACAAGACGAGCATTGACACTGACAGGGTCAGGCGGCTGTCGGTCCCTCTGGCGGCGAAGCGTCACGGCCCCACGCTCCGATCTGGTCGGGGGTCACATCCAGGTCATATCCCCCCAACTGTGACAACGCCGAAGGCTCCTCCGCAAGTGGCCGCTTCTCGCACCACCCGATCTGGAAGGCCCGGTGGCCGATCCGGAGCCGCCAGCCCCGCTTGCTCATGCGCCAGGGAGGTGTCAGTTCCCGGAACCAGGGCCGGGAGATGCGCTGCCGCTCCTCGGTCCAGCGCTCATACCCCACGTACACAGGGCCGACGCCCTTGATCCGCATCATCAGACGTACTCGCCGGGCGCCGGGCGGTAGGGGAAGGTGTTGAGCGTCGAGTTGACGTAGCTGCCCGCCGACCCAGCCGTCCGGAAGCCGGTCCAGACGGCCGGGGGCACGGCGTCGTAGATGTAGGGCGGATAGGGGGTCCCACCAGGGGCGTTGGCCCAATCGACCAGCAACTGGCGCCGGGAGGCGCTGTAGCGGGCGGCGTTCACACGACTGGAGCCGAAGGAGTGGTACTCCCAGTCCTCCAGCGGGTCCTCGAACGTGGTGACGGCCTCGTGGACCCTGCGCCGGGCACTGGTGGTGTCCAGGTCGCCTGCGGCCCCGCCCATGTCCGAGGACTTGGCGGTGGCGCCATGACGGCGCCGCCCCTTGGTGTTGGCCGGGGCCGGGAAGAGCGACTGCTGGCCTGGTGACTCCCTACGTCCCTTCGCCATTCGTGTCCTCCACGATCGTGCCTGTCCAGCGGAACATGAGGTTCTGGATGATCTCGTCCCGCTTCTCAGGGTACGTCGTCGTCATCTCGGCCACGGTCCTGGCCCGGATGCAGGCCCCGATGAACTCGGGGAGCATGCCCTCCAGGTGCTCGGGCGAGATGGCGATCTGGATGGGGTTCCCCTCGATCGGCTGCCACGAGATCGTGATCACCGGCTCTAGCTCGCCCTCGAAGAACGAGATACCGATGCCGCAACCAACCACCTTGGCGATGAAGTCTTCGGGGACGTCCATGGTTCGGAAGCTAACAGGAGCCGGTGACCCGGTCGCCCCGTAAGCACCAGGGGCGCCACCCCGAGGACTGCCACAGATCGAGCGCCTTGGACAGGTTGCTCCAGGGGTCGTAGCACCCGTTCGGTGGACACGACCAGCCCAACAACTGCATGAGGCCCTGGGCGTGCTTGCCGTGGACGTTGCTCCCGGTGGCGCCGGGGTTGCATCTCGACTCCCGGTTCATCACGTACATCACCGTACGCATCTGACTCTCGGGCCAGCCGACGTCGAGCGCCATCTGGTAGTACTCCGGGCACTGCGCCCACCCCGGTACCGCTGCGGTGGCCGGTGGATTGCAGTAGTCCGGGTCGGTGGTGCAGACAGTGCCGGTGCGCACCGCTGGCTGGGTGGCGTCCGGCACGACTGCCTCAGGGACAGGAGCCGCAGCCGGGACCTCAGCCGCAGCTACGTTCTCCGCTGGTGGTGCCGCTGTTGGCTCGGGCGGCGGCGCCACCGTTGTTGGTTCGGTTACGGGCACCGTCGTGGCCACAGTTGTCACAACGGGGATCGGGGCCATAATGGGCACGGTGGATGTCGCTTCGGACGTGGTGACGGGGGTCTGGGTCGTGGTCGTGCCCGAAAGCAGATCACCGGCTTGCACCCTGACTCCTCCGTCGCCCCCAGTGGCCAACCCCGCAACGAGAACTGCTGCTACGAGGAGAACGATGGCCAGGGGAGCGATGAGGCGTGTGCGCACTCGTCTCTCTCCATGTGTCTGTCAGGTTGCGCTATGGTTACGCAACTGCAATCACAGTACAGGAAACGGAATCCTAATCAAGCTCGGGGTGTCCGAATGATGCGTCGCCGTGGTTTCACAACAGGCGGCTCTTCTCCTGTCCCCACGTACACCATCTTCATACCACCGATCGGGTCGTCAGCAGGCACCGGCATGAAGCGGTAAGGCCTGCACTTGGGGCAGTCCACCTCGCTCCACCAGATGGTGACGTCATCTCTCCTGAGGGGTTTCCCGGGTGCAGACGTCTTGACGCCGCACTTGACAGTGACGCCCTTCGGGGTTTGCTCGGTGAGTAGGTGCTTCATCGACCCTCCGTATGAAGTTGGGGATCTGCTCGGCCTGGATGCGACGCCACACCGCCCAGGACCAGAGGCCGACGAGGCCACCCCCGACAGCGAATCCAGCGAAGAACGTCATGCCTCAGTCTTCCAGACGGTAGGCCGCAGATCAGGCGGCAGGTCGGGCTGCTTCCAGTACTCGTGGATGAGTATGCGCTTGTGTTGTCTCATCTTGGGGCCGCAGGCCTGGTTGCGCCAGTGGGTGCGCACCTTCCACGACCGCTTCCAGTTGACCACCTGGGTGCCGTTCGTCTGTGAGGCGGTAGGCGCCGTCAGTTCCAGCATGCGGACAGGCGGGAGGCCAGAGCGCACGAACCGCTTGCGCTGGTGATTGTTGGCATAACTCATCGGCGTGGACGTGGTCATGCGGTGGCTCAGCGCCCACAGCATCGAGTACAGGAAGCGGGTGCTCTGAGACATGCCCAACTCCGGGTTGGCGAACACCTTCCACTCGAAGCACACGTAGGCGCTGGACAGCGGGATGTGCGTGAAGTTCTTGTCGAGAGGAGCGATCCACAACACCCCGGTGGCCATCATGCGAGGATCGAACGGCCCGCCGCCGTCCTCACCCACCACCCAACCGTCCTCGCCCGTCCGCTGGACCGGCGCCAGAAACTCGGCCGTGAAGAGCACGGCCTCGACCATCATGTGCTCCAGTTCCGGTTCGATGGAGTGCTTCTGGCGGGTGTGCGGGTCCGTCTCCGACGTGATGATGTGGACCATCTCCAGAGGGCGCTCGAAGAGCACCAAGAGGCCCGTCTCGGTCCAGGACCAACCACAGTCAGCCTGCGACGGGAAGATCAGACCTTCATCATCGGCCGGAATGTCCAAGGCCATCGCATACACCGTGTCCAACCACTCATTGGTGGCGTAGACGGTCGGCTCAGGCACCGTACCGATGTTGGTTTGGCTGATCAGGCGCCGGTAATCCAGCACGTCATCGGTGTCCACGGAAACTTCCTTGCGTCAGGGTGGGGGGAAGTGTAGCAAAGTGGTGGCATACTTTCAACGGGTACGGTACCATTTACACAGCGAGAGGAGCGGCCTTGCCCATCGAGGACCTGACAGTCGATTACACCCGGTGCAGAACCATCGGACACGCCTGGTTTGAGGCTGACTCCGATTGGGCTGCCGATGGCGTCTCCGGTACGCCGATGACCCTGCGCTGCGAGCGGTGCGGATCAGAGCGGCGAGAGATGTGGGACAGCACCGGCTTCCTCAACTACCGGACCTACATCTACCCCGAGGGCTACCTCCAGGAGTGGGGCGGCAACTTCCCCACCAAGGACGAGTTTCGTCTGGCCCTGCTGGCGATCAGGAACCGGAAGCCGAGGAACGGCACTGCGAAGAGGGCCGGATGACCCAAACCCAGGCCAAGTACCAGCGAGACGACGACGGCCTGTTCCACTGCAAGGAACCGGGCTGCGAGGATCGGCCCGGTTGGAAGCACCCCCAGCACATGGGCCTGCACATGTACCACAACCACGGCATCAAGGGGACGTCCCGCAGGCCCGATGGCACGCCTCGGACGAGTGGCGGAACGAGCGGCAAGCGCATGGGCCGACCGCCCAAGGCCCGACCCATGCTGTCAGCCGACGACGTGTGCTCGGCTGCCCTGGAAGCGATGGCCCCCAATGGCAGTATCCCCATCGCTGCCATCCCCTACTACAACGCCTGGGTGGACCAGACGAGGGCCTTCTTCGTCTACCTGCTCGGATAGGAGAGCCATGCCCGGACGATCTGTGAAGGCCCGAGATGGCCGCTCCTACGTCACCCTGCGAATCGACCCTGACCTGCTGGAACGCATCGACACCGAGGCCGAATCCCGGGTGGTCAGTCGCACCTGGTTGATAGAACACGTGATGGAGCTATGGCTGGAGGAGCACAATGCCTGACGAACGACTTCCCGTAGATCGTGCGGTGCGAGTGCTGCGGGCCAAGGCGGGTGAACTAGAAGCCCGGGTCCTCCAGGACTACGACAGCTACCCCAACCGCCTCGCCAACACCAACGCACATCTGGAGCAGCGCCTCATGGAGCTTGGTGCTGACATCGCCTTGGTGGCCACCATCCTGGCCGACCACATGGAGCGTGCCCCCCACATCGGGCACCGGGGATGATGAATGGGCACGATCAAGGATGTCGCCTGCAAGGGCTGCACTGTCTGCCCCGTCATCGCTACCAACCTGCCCTCTGACTCGGTCAACTTCGTCACCAAGGTCAACTGCCTGAAAGGCGAACTGACCGGCATCGACAAGCTGGACTACGCCGAGATCGAGCGGCGGATGCTGGAGATGTACGAGCAGTACGGGCAACGCTTCCCGGACACCCGTCAGTACGGCCACTCCCACGGCCTCCCGCAGCAGAACCCCCTGGACCAGCACATCCCTCACGGTTTCTTCGACAGCCAGAAGAAGGTGGCCGAGGAGATGGCTCGCCGGGAGAGCATCGAACTGGCCCGGATCGACCAGGAGGCCATGGCCCTCGCTATGCGGGTACCCGGCATCGGGCCGCTGTGGGAGAACTTCATCCAGCGTGGCGGGCATGAGCGCACGTCCAAGATGGCCCGGCTCTTCCTCCAGGTGATCGGGCAGATGATGAACCTGTTCAGCCCGGAGGCAGCCAAGGCCGAGGTGGTGCGCAGCCGCAAGGAACTGATCGACCTATGCGAGCGTGTTGTCAGAGCATGGGACAGGGCCAACGACAAGATGGACATGCAAGACGCCATCGAGGAGCTTGACTCGCTTCTCTACGACCTGGACAAGAGAGAAGGCCTCAATGGCTAAGCGCCGCTCGCAGGACCCCTGGAACGACCCGGACGCCAAGGCCTGGGTGGCCCACACCGCTGAGACGCTGCCTGGCATGATCAAGGACTCGGTCATCACGCTGAGCCTCGTGCCCGATGGTGACCCGGACATCAAGTTCTGCGTCGAGTTGGGCATGTGCATCATGCTGAACAAGCCCATCCTGGCCGTGGTGCGGCCCGGTACCAAGGTGCCAGAGCGCCTGGTCCGAGTGGCCGACCTGATCATCGAGTGCAACATGGAGAACGACGCCGACCGGGACAAGCTGGCCGAGGCCATCAAGGACTTCGGCAACAAGTATGCGCCGAAAGACCCATCCCCGGAGTCTTAGGGTGCAGTACCATTGACACTGACATGAGAAGCCTCCTCGCCCTGTGCATCGCCGCCGCTATTGCCTTGTCGGCACTGCTCTGCGTCTCCTGCGGTGGTGACAACGCCGTCTCCAGCATCCCTCCCTACAACGAGGACGCTGTGACCCACACGGCAGCCGCCATGGTGGCCGACCGACAGCTTGTGGCGCCCAACGGCGGGCCTATCGCCCAAGAGGACCTGGCAGCACTGCTCCAGATCGTCAAGGAGTCCTGCAAGGGGCCGGGGAAGATCCAGGCCCTGGTCAACACCCTCGGCGCCAACCCCTACCTGCTGGCCCAGGCCATGCACCTGGTCAACGTGGGCTGCCCGAAGCTGGTGGCCGACATGGGGATCAAGGTGGGAGATGGGTGAGCGCCGGTTCCGCACGCACAAGGTCTTCGTGGACAACAAGGTCCACATCCGCAAGCGCCGTTGTGACACCTGCATCTTCGGGGGCAACAGCCCGGTGTCCGTCGAGCGCCGGGAAGAGATGATCGCCATCTGCGCCAAGGGCGAGGGCGTCATCCCCTGCCACCACCACCTGGGCGAGGCCGTCGAGCCGGTGTGCCACGGCTTCTACGAGCTACGCCAATGCTTCCCACTCCGTCTAGCCGAGGCCATGGAGGTCATCGAATGGCACTGATCGTGCGCCCCGTCATGGTCCCGGAAGTCCGGATCGAGATGATGGAGAACCTGAGCCGGATGGCTCGGTTGTACTCCACCGGCCAGGCTCCGCAGTATGAAGCCAACCCCGACTACCAGTTGAAGTCGCTCCAGTGGATGTTCGAGGAACTGGCCGAGGCCGAACTGTGGTGGGTCAGCGAGGACATGTGCGACCTGCTCCAGGCGGCGTACCAGAACCTGCCGCCCACCACCCTCACCGACGAGATGGTGCCGTCCCGGGCGGGGATGGTGTTCTTCGCCAAGCCCCTGTGGGGCATGGACTCCCGAGTGGAGGACCACCAGATCGATCTCCAGGCCATGCAGTGGGGGCCGTGCCAGTTTGATGTGTCAACAGAGACACGAGTCGATGGCGCCGTCAAGATGACCCCACAGGACGACCCCCTGCGCCTGCGGGGCGGATGGGTCGATACCAAGGACATGCTGACCAACGACCAGTTCTCGGACGAGGTGAAGAAGCTCATTGCCGACGCCCAGGAAGGCGATGAGTTTCGTCTCCGGGGCAATGGCGTGTCGGTGGCGTTCTGGCGCAAGTGGGAGGTGTGGCAACCCCTGGGCCGCACCGACTGGCCTTTCGGGTTCGACACGAGCGGCCAGTTCGCCCCCAAGGGGGCCACGGAGCACCAGAAGGCCACGCTGGAAGAGGACCGGCGCATCCTCGCCGCCTTCTTCCTGCTGTCACAACAGGAGAACCTGGTCAGCACGACCACCGCTGGCCCCATCCGGCCGGTGCAGAAGAGGATCGACCGCAAGAAGATCTCGATCCCGCTGAACCACAACGTGCGCCTGGTCAACATCCACGCCCGCCACCGGCCCCCAACAGGCCAGCCCAGGACCGTCGAGTGGACCAAGCGGTGGATCGTCAAGGGCCACTGGCGCCAACAGGCCGTAGGCGAGGGCAGGCAGTTCCGGCGCCCTGTTTACATAGCACCCCACATCAAGGGGCCAGAAGGTCTACCCTTGGACACCACTGAGAAGACCACGGTGAAGATCTGGAAGGACTGACATGCTCCAGCCTGATCAGTTCGGGAAGTTCTACGGCGGCGGCATGTCCTCGCTGTTCCCCGAGGGGTCGGCAGGCAAGACCACGCCGCCCTTCCCCGCTGCGGGGCGCTCGAAGCGCCAGATGCCCTACGACGAGGACCTGGTCCACAAGGCCCTCCGGGGCACGCCCGAGACGGAGCAGATCGACCCCCGAGAGGTCCACTCGACGCAGTCGTGGGTGACCCGGGAGGGCGTGGCCCACTACATGAACCCCGAGAACCAGTCATCGGGCAAGCTCTTCGCCAACGAGCACGAGCCTGGGAACCGCTTCCCCGTCGTCTACAGCCGCTCGGAGTGCGAGGGCTGCCCGGAGACGCACATGCTGCTCAGCGGCCACCACCGGGCCACGGCGGCGCTCCTGGAAGGGCGCCAGTTCACCGGCATCCGGGTCAAGGGCGGTTGGGGCCGGGCGCAGTAACTTCTCCCCGATTGGGGGGAGGTTCAGCGGAGCGTACGGGAATCGAACCCGCCTGATCAGCCCTCTCCTGAGGGAACGCCCCAGAACTGACGGAGGGGCCGCTCCCCTCCCCCGCCATGGTTTGGTGTATCGGCCCCTCCGTCATCCGCTATCATACCAGTATGCAAACGCCTGACGACTTCATCGCCGCCGACCTGGAGAAGGGCTACACGAGCGTGACGCCCCGCCTTCACATCGGGACCCCGCCCTTCACCTGCGTGTGGACCCGCTCGGTCACTCTGGCCACGACCCTGCTGCAAGGTGAACTCATCCAGAACGTGACCGTGCCCGGTTCAGCGGAGGCCCGCATGGTGCTGCGGAACCTGGGCGTGGACGAGGCCGAGATCATCATGAAGCTCCGGGTCGCCCGATACGGGGTGTACGAGGTTCTGAATCCGTAGTACTGTGCCCCCTGTCTCCTCCTGGAGGCCTCGGGGTGAGTTGGGGCATGCGGTGAGAGGGGGGCTTCGGCCCCCCTCTTCCTGTTAGGATTCTGAGTATGAAGGAGAAGTGGGGCGTACCCAAGATCGAGGTACCCGAGAAGTGGAACGGGTGCCTTCTGGTGAACCCGCTCTGCCCGGACGACCTGTGCTGGCTCCCCGCCGTGGATGGCAAGCAGCACATGTGGCACTGCCTGGGTAGCGATCCCTGGGACCACCGTTTCACCCTCGGCGGCACGGCCTTCTTCATGTCGAAGACGTCCACCACCGTGGACGAGCTATACCGAGAAGGCTTCAAGCGCCAGCTTGAACTGTTCCCCGAGGAACTGGCCTTCCGGCGCCAGACCAACCCGGAGCTAGTCCGTGAGGTGCTGGGCGAGCCTCCCTCCCGCTGGCCGAAGTGGCCCGCCAACCGTGTACCGGACGACGCCGCATGAACCTGGACCACACCCGGTTGGAGTGCGAGCGCCTGATCGAGTACCGGGAGGGCGAGCGCCCCATTTGGAACAGCTACGAGATGCTGGAGATCGCCAGTGATCTCCAGCGCCTCATGGAGAACCAGCGCACCGACCCACACCTGGCCGACCAGCTAGCTCGGGCCTGGGAGGAGCTTCGTGCCCTCTACGCCGAGAACAAGCGCCTCATGGAGGGCAAGCAGTGGGTGACCTACCGCATGGAGGACGGCAGCGACATCTACGGTGAGTACGCCTGGGTGACCGACACCGAGTTCTTCGAGGAGTCCGACGAGTGCCGAGTCATCAAAGAGACGTGGCGGCTGGTGGACAGCGAGGTTGTCGTCTTCAACGAGTGGGTGGACGACGAGGATGACGACGGCATCACCCTCCCCGTCCAGGACGTCACATCGAGTCTGCTATCAGGGGAACCAGGTCTTGGTGACAGCGTGCGGAATCACCCTGCTGGTGGACCGCTCGACAGCCGCCCGGATGCCCAACCTTTCCCTGAGGCGTGGGGTCGCAACCTGCCCTGACTGCGGTGACTACGACTGGCCGCTCGACAAGCTAAGGCCCTTGTTCATGGGTCAGAACCATGTACAGTCAGGCGATGCTTCCAAAGCAGATTGAGTCGGTGATGGATCTCCTGGAGGCGTACGAGTGCTCGGAGATCGTTCTGCGCCGAGGTGGGCCGGTTCAGACCAGCAGCCACTGGGTGCCTGAGTACATCCTGACGTGCAAGCGTGAGGGCATTGACCAGGAGTGGCGGGACCACAGCCTCACGAGGTTGATGGCGACCGCCGCTACTGCGGTGACCAGGGGCAACAACGACGCTCCTATCGTGTCCTGATGCTCGACACCCAGGGATTCACCAGACGATTCACCGAGGCACTGCTGCACATGGCGGCAGACCACAACGGCGTAGGCGACGTAGAGGCTTACCGGCGCTACCAGACCGACGCCCTCTTCCACACCCAGATCGACGCCCTCGTGCTCATGGCCGTCCAGTGCATCCACGGCACGGAGCAGACGACCACCGACTACGCAGCGCCGTTCTGGGACGAGGCCAACAGCCTGCTGGGTTGGAACCGTGACGATTGAGTTCCCGGTCGCCCTCATGGGCAACGACGACCGGGTGCTGCACCTGCCAGCACTCGGCCACGGCAACGGGGTGACCGTGTGCGGGGTCGATCTCAACGCTCAGAGCGAGTGGCAGGGAGGCCCGTTCGAGGTGATCTCGGACAAGGCCGAGTATGCGTGCGAGCGCTGCTTTGGATAGCGGACCGTTCGAGCACCACGTCTGGCTGACGTACCGCTGGCCAGACCCGCAGGAAGACGGCGTATGGCTGAGGTGCCGGTGCGGGTGGAAACACCACCTGGGCTGGCTGGCCACACCAGCCGATGCCTGGTTCCACGAGCAAGACCACTACCGAGAGGTGGCCAGCAGGCCACCGCCCACCGACGTCCACCATCCGAAGGAAGCCAATGCCACCTGATGTCCCACCCTGGTCGGACTCGATCTCATTCCCCGACCCTGCCGCCTACACCGAACTGGAGCGATACGTCGCCGGAGCGTTGTCAACACTGCCCCCGTTCTCCGGCTACCACCCGGCCTGGTGCCTGCCTTATGCACAGGTGGCTGTGGAAGCCCTGGGGACATGGGAGCCGTCTTCGGATACCGAGGCATTGACATTGACAGACTCGGATAGAATGACCTGATGTCTGTTGTCATAGCTCTACTCGTCCTCGCCCTCCTAGCCCTGGCCTTCGCCGTGTGGCAGCTTCGGAATGGCGTGACGGAAACCCTCAACCTGGTGGAGGCCCAGCAAGCTGAGATCGACCGCCTGAACGCCCTGATCAGGTGACTGACGTGGAGCGGGTCAACTGCTACATCCACACGCAACAGGCGCTGGGCAACTGGCCCCCTGACAACGTGTGGCCCGGCGACGACGCCATCGAGGCCCTGGTGGACACCTACAACTTCGTGGCCGATGCCCCGCTCTGACACCCACCGGAACCATCTGATCAGCGGCCCCAAGAACTACGTCGGGACACGCTGGGCCTTGAAGCACCGCTTCCCCTGCTGGTGCGGCGAGTCCATGATCGAGGACTACCGCCTAATCACGTGGTGCTGCGTCAGGTACCTGCGTACTCTGCGTACCCAGGAGGTGCGTGTTGCTCTGCGCCCGGTGTCACAACCCGATCCGCAACGAGATGGATCAGTTCGAGGGGTACTGCCAGGAGTGCTCGGACTGGACGACGCCTGGGCACCTTGGCCGGATCTGGACGCCGATCCACTTCGACCGGGTAGGCAAGCCGATCCCTCTGAGCCTGTGGGCGATGCTGATCGAGAACCACCTGGACACGGTCGTCCAACAGGACGTCATTGACACTGACGAGGGCGAGGTCCGGATCAGCACCCGGTGGTTCGGCATCGACATGGGCTACGGCTTCTACGGTGTCCCGCCTCTGGTCTACGAGACGATGATCTTCGGCGGCAAGCACGATCAGTACCAGGAGCGCTACCCCACCGAGGCCGCTGCGCTCGCCGGGCATGATCAGGCCGTCGCACTGGTGAGGCATACGGCCCATGTCGGATAAGAGCGCATACGAGTATGATTGTGCTCATGGGCAAGTTCCTCACAGCACTCTTCGGCGGTACCCAGCCCGCCACCCCTGACGCCGACACGATCGCCGCTGAGCGGTACTGGTTCGCCAACCCCTTCGGCTTCGAGTGCCGGGTGACCCTGGAGGAGCCTCGGGAGCGTCAAGCGTTCGTCGGCGCCGAGTCCGGCAGCCTGTTCGGCGCCCTCCCTGTGCCCTTCCACGGCTCATTCCACGACTGGGGCACCTTCCAGGTACAGGGCGACCGTTTCGTCTTCCTGGGGCAGCACAGCACCCGCATCCTGCTCTTCTCGGAGATCATGCACACCCACCACGGCGCCGATGGAGTCCAGTTCCACCATGCTGGTGGCGTGATGACCTTCTGGGGGCCTGTGGTACCCGCCGCCCTCGGCGCCCTGTGCCAGACCGGCTACCTACCGCCCGCCGTGTTCCGGCCATGAGGCCCCGAGAGATAGCGGTCGAGGCCTTCCGACTTGCAGGCCTGATCGACCCCGATTCGGTATCCTACGAGTATGAGCCTGCCACCGGAGGGACCGCTGCTGATCATGTTCGGATCGAGGGCGAAGCGGAAGATCCTGCACCGCTCGATCGAACGAGATGGCGTGTGGGTGCCCCGGTGCAACATCCACTACCGCTCAGCGCTTGACAACGGCCGGACCCGCACCTTCCGGGAAGCCGATGGCGCCGAGTTGACCTTCAAGGTCTGCGGCCGGTGCGATAAAGCGTCGGCCTTCCAAGCGCAGGCGAGCTAGAGTCCCACCGCTGGTACAGCAGAGGCCCCCCGGAAGGGGGGCCTCTGTCAATGTCAATGCAGGTCAGGGGTTACTTGAATATGCCCCTGGCGACGAAGCTGGTCACCACCGGATCATCGACCGGACCTTGCTTCACGGTGCCGGAGCACTCGTAGGTGGCCGAGGGCACCAGAGGCGCCTTGAAGAACCCGTCCACCTGCTGGCCGTTGAAGAAGATCTGGAGCGAGTAGGGCTGGAACTTGGAGCCGTCCTGCAAGAACGCCGGACCGCTCCCGTTGCCCGCCACCGTGAAGATGGTGTGGATGATGCCCAGTCCGGGCTGCAAGGGCGTGCAGGTCACGAACGGGAACACGATGCCCTTCTGCGTGTTGAGCGGGGCGGCGCTCGCAGGCACCTGACTCAGGACCGCCGCTCCGAGGGCTACCGCCCCTGCTACTGCCAGCGCCCGCCTCACGGCGTTGGCCCACCCTGGGCGAGGAAGCCGGTGTGGCCGTTGCAGGACGTACCGGGCGGCACGTTCTCACCGACGCCCCGCTGGTCCTTGGGGATGTGACCCCAGTTCTGAGGCGGTGCCCCACCAGGACCGGGGAAGCCCAGCCCGTCGCCGTCCTGTAGCCCGGAGAAGGCGCAGATCGAGTGAGCGTGAGCAGCGCCCAGGCCCTCACCACCGACCGGCAGACCCTGCCCGTTGATCTCCCCTGCGAAAGCGGGAGCGGCCAGAGAGACGGAGGCCACCGTGATGACTGCTGCTGCGATGAGCCTTCTCATGTTCCGACCAGGTAGTTGTAGACCGGCGTCTCCTGGACCTCGTCGGGCGGGGGCATGTCGATCTTCGACAGGCGCTCCTCCACGAAGCGGTCGAAGTCCTCCCGGCGCTCCCACACGTCGTGGACGATGAAGCCCTGGGGCGTCTCCTCGACCCAATGGCTGATGGCGCCGCCAGCGTCGTGGACGCCTTCCGCCATGCCCAACTCTTCGATGGCCTGCTCGTAGCGGCCGATGGGGATGTTGTACGTGATCTTCAATGCCACAGCTTTGTTCATGGTCCGGGACCCTAACACACCCTTGAAGTAGTGGAGCACACCATCAGGCCCGTACCACCCCACCGGCTTGAAGTGGGGGAAGGTGATCCGGTCAGTCACGACCCGTCGATCACGCAGTACACGAGGCCGTCGTTCTCGTCCCGCTCCACCGTGACGTCCTCACTCTCGGCCTCGTGGTAGACGACCACCACCACAGCATCATCCGGGTAGTCAGCCAGGAGGGTCCGAAGCTCGCCCGCCGTCACGAGCGCCTGGCGATCGCTGCATTGGTCCAGAACACGACCTCGTCCAGATGCGTGAGGGCCAGGCTCTTCTCTCGACCGTCCGGCGCCGTCGTGTCGATGTACTCGGCCAGTTCCTTCGCCCGCACCCGAGTCTCTGCATACAGAGGGACCTGCTCAGGAGTGGGCGGGTGGTAGGTGAACCGGATGGCTAGCTCCTCCGGGTCCATGGTCACTTCCGCACCACCCGCTTGCGGGCCGGGGCCTTGGTCACCGTCTTGGTGGCCTTGCGACCGTTGGTCTTGGTGGGGGCGGGGAAGAAGGCCACTAGCGCTCGCCGCACGATCTCGCTGGTGCTGGCTCCGGTGTCCTTCTGCTGACGCTCGATCTGCTCCCACAGATCGTCAGGCATGGAGATGGTGGTTCGGACAGTCATATGACGAAGCATACCATTGACATTGCCTACTTCGCCCGCCGATAGCGCAGCTTCTCGTAGAGGCCCACGAGATGTGAGAACCCAGCGAGGGCCAGGAAGAACGTCCCCATGCCCACCAACATGCCCGCTTCCAGAAAGGGATTCTCCGTACCGTACCCCCGGTCGTACCAGGAGTAATGGACACCATCCTTCGGTCGTCTGAGCTTCATCGGCTGGTCCAGTCGTGGCAGTTGCCGCAGTAGCCCTCGGCCACGTCGGTGGGGTTGTAGCTCGTCATACCGCACACCGGGCAGGTGATCGACGGCACCTGGACGGCGTAGGGCTGCTCCCATGGAGCCAGGTTCGTCTCGTGGACTCCCTCAGGCAGGCGATCGCTGGGTGCGGGGCGCTTATGGCCCATGCGCCGCTTGGCGTTGCGGTTCTTACCGTGACGGTTGGTCATCGTCCCACATCACCCGGATCGCTCGGATCGCCGTCTTGAATACGTAGTACCCACCCACGGTCAGCATGTAGGCAGCGGCCATCTTGCACAGAGCCACCAGCGGCCCACCGCTGTTGAGCACGCCGTCAGCGGAGTGGTTGTCGCCTCCCATGCCGCTCATGGCCAGTCACTCCAGCGCTGGTGGCCCCAGCGGACGCAGACGTAGCGGACGCCCGAGAACACGACCAACACCCAGCACACCAGGATGACGAACAGGGGCCAGTTCATGGCCAGTGCGCCTTCATGGTGGCGACGGCGAACATGGCGCTGTAGATGATGAGGATGATGGCGCACACGGTCAGCACGAGCGTCACCAACGTGATGCAGCCACTGACGATGTACGGCTCCCAGGCCTTGCGCTCACGCACGACGCTCACTCGATCGGCTCCAGCCAGCCCCGCTGACGGGCCTCCAGCAGCACCTCGTTGATCTCGCCGTAGCCATGGGTCAGGTACCTGCCTGCCTGCTGGAGCATGTCGGCCACCAGACGGGCCGCTCGCTGACCCAAACTCCGCTCGACGCTGCTGAACGCCAACCGGGCCTCTAGCACCTGGATGGCGTGGGCAGCCTCATCACAGATGCCCATGTCGTAACCACGGAGACGCCATAACAGGTCACGGATGTCAATGTCAGTGGGTTCAGTCACCTTGGAGGCCTACGCACTTGGCCCGGTTGGCGATGGCTGCTGCCTCCCGGCGCTGGCGCAGGGCCAGGCGCTCCATGACCTTGGCGTGCTCCGTCTCGTTGAGTTGGTGCAACTCGGGCAGGTTCTTGTCCAGGAGGCGCCGCAGGGCCTCGTCCAGGGTCGGGGCGAAGCGTTGGCGCCGGTACAACTCCAGGCGCTCCAACAGCCCCTCGTCTTCGATGACGAACTCAGCCATGGACCCAGCCTCGCTTCCGTGCCTGGACGCCGCCCCAGTAGGCGATCATCATTCCGAATCCTATACAGGCCACCAGGGGCCTCGGCCACTCGCTCATACGGTTCATACTAGACGACCCACTTCTCCCAGCCACTAGGCCATAAGCGCCAGATCTCCAGCACGTCGTTCTCCTTGTGACCGATGATGTCGCCCAAGCGGCAGACGTGCATCCACTCGGGCATGTTCATGTCGTCGTCCCCGAAGTCCCGCTCGACCCACTGGCCCTGACCGTGGAGGCCCCACTCGAACTGGAGCAGTGTGACTATTGTCGCAATCCGCCCCTGAGTGACGAACCCGGCCCCCTCCTCCATCCACAGCACGTCATCCACCACCCGGTCGTAGGCCAGCCGGACCCAAGAGATGGTGCGGCCCTCCTCCTGACGGTCCAAGGCCGTCTCCACGGCAGCCTCGAAGCCCCGGATGTACAACTCCGAGAACACGCCCGGGGTGCGGGGAGCGCCCTGCATGGCGACGTACTCCCGGGCCAGACGGTAGAAGCCCTCCTGGCGAGTGATCGTCACCGATGCTCTTGGTGATAGCGGGCCAGTACTCGCTTCACTTCCGGAGCCTCACTCAGGTCATGCCCGGTCACCGCTTCCCAGCCGACCACCGTTGCTGACAGAACACCGGCCAGGTCGTCCACCAGAGGGCGCTCCACCGGCCCATTCCAGTCCTGGGGCCGCAGATCGGTGCCGTACAACTGCCAGGCGGCGCCCAGGGCCTCGGTGAGGACCACGCCCTTGATGTTGAGGGCGACCAGGAACTCCCGTAGCTCAGCCACGGTCATGGCCAACTGGTGATCGCTCATCGGCTCTTCCTCGTCTCGTTGCGGTCCATCCAGTAGACGTCGTTGTTGCTGGGGTCGTTCATACTGATGGCGCCACAGGGGCAGCGGCGCACGAAGGTGAAGTCCGTCATCTCAGCCCAGGTCTGCGTCCAGCAGCGGTGGTTCTCGGGTGGTAGCTCGATGTGGCCCTTCTCGTACCAGCCCATGCCGTCGAGGTTCTTGCACACGAACCCGGCTCGGGCACTGACGTCATCGATGACGTAGCGGGGGTCGTTCAGGTCGATGTCGGCCGTCTTGACGCCGATCTTGGGATTGGGGTGCCACACCCACTTGACGATGGCGAAACCCACGGCCACGCCCACCAGAGCGCCGATGACGGCGTAGTAGGCGATCATGCCGCCACCATCTCCGCTACCGCCCGAAGACGCTCGATCTTCTCCTCTTGGCGTGTTACGTCAACAAAGGCGATCCCGCCCCAGATGCCGTACGGCGGCTGACCCGCCTCCAGCGCTCTCAGGGCCAACAGGGCACAGTCACGCTTCTCGGAGCAGGTGCGACACATGGCCAAGGCCTGCGAGCGCTTGGCCCGACCCTGGAGGCCGATGCCCCAATCCTCGGGCCACACAGACGGAGCACCAGGCTCCTGGCACGGCGTCATCGCTGACTCAGCCCCATGCGCAGGGTGTGAGCCAGATGCGGGGGCACGTCCACCACCGCTGGCAGCCACCCGGCCGTGTCGTGGACCAGGTCGAAACCCGGGATGTCCACCAGTTCGGTCGTCTTGGGGTTCCACCACCCCACCAGGATCTTCATCTCCCGCCCTCCTGTTGTCTCAACAATGTCAGTGTCAATGCCCTTCACCCAGTCAGGATGAAGAGGTTGGCCGGTGTACAGCCGCCAAGCCACTCCCGGCTCCCATCCCAGCGGCCCGTCCAGCTTGGCCAGCGTGTAGCGCCGAAACTGGCGCACCTGACCCGTCCAGGGCCGCAGAAGCTCCCTGACGGTCCTGGTGCTCAGGCCGGTGCGCCTGGATAGCTCCGAGTCCGTCCACGTGGGCTGAGCGTCGTGTACGGCGTCAGCCAGGGTGGTCACGCCGGTACCAGTTTCCCGTCCTCGACCCGCAGGCCGTTGATCTCCAGCTTCGGGTAGGCCTGGATGGCCTTCTGCTTGGCCTCGGCCAGCGTGAAACGATGCGAGCGGATGAAGGCCTCGGTGCGGCTGGAAGGCAGCGGCTCGTGATCCCAGCGCCCCCTACTGCTCAGACAGCGCCCGATGTGACAAATGGCCCAGGAGTCCAGCGGGCCACGCCACTCGATGGTGATGCGCCACACCTGGGCGTTGACGTCCGACTCGGGCAGACCGCAGACGGTGTAGGTGGTGGGGTTGATCCTGATCCGGTTCATCGGGGCTGCTCCCCTCGGAACAGCACCGCAGCCACCGTCACGGTGATCTCGGGCGTCAGGTCCTGGGCAGCCGCCGCCATCGCCTCGGCCAGGGTGTTGGCGTTGAGGCTCGGCTCGTCCGGATTGGGCGGCTCGTGGTGGACCACCCGCAGGGTGACCTCGTAGACGTAGTCCCGGGTCTTCATGGCTTCATCGGCGTGTGTCGGACCCGTTTGATGGCCTGGCGCATGTAACCGGCCGTGCGCTCGCCCATCCGGCGCCTATCAGGCACCGTCAGGTACTGGATGACCCGCTCGATGAAGTCCAGCGGGTCCTCACCGGGTTTGGGCACTGGTGCCCCGGTCCGCCTCATTCGACCCGCCCCTCTCCCTGAAAGGCCATCTCGACCAGCATCACTCGGATGTTGATGCGACACTCCTGGAGGGCCACGACGTCAGCCATCCCAGCACTCACCAGAGCAGTCTGGGCTTCCAGCAGGGCCTCCCCTGCGGCGTAGAGCTTCCGGATGGCCAGGAGCTTCGGATCTCCGTCAGCGGTCAAGGTCATGACGGCCCTCCCTCTCTCTGGCCCAGGACCCGGTTCTTGATCTCCTGGCGAGCGGCTTCATCCCGCTCCTGCACCAGCCGTTGATGGGCCGTGGCCCTCTTGGACGCTCTCTTCGACGGCACCGCTCGGGACATACCCTTCATACTATCGGGGGCAGGGGAACTGCCAAGGGTCGAATGGCCCTCCCTGAGGTTCGAGGCTTCTTGGAGGATGCGGATCATGTAGTTGTTCAGGCTCCTGCCCTCTTCGTCAGCAGCAGCCTGTAGCCGCTCCTTCAAGTCCAGAGGCAGGCGTATGGAGGTGTTCACGCTCATGCACCACATTGTACCACACACGAGTGCATATACCACTACACGAGTCCCCCGGGAAACCCCCCTTGCACATGGGAGTCCTAGCCCGGGCGCAGCCCGGTCAGGGTGATTAATGTCACAGGGGTGTGACATGATTCACAGCCCTTGACAGGCGGCGTAGCCGCAGGTCAGGGCATGTTGTCAACACATGTGCCATGAGGCACATGTGGTGTGACAGTTATCACAACAGGTCTGTGACCTGGTGTTTCACAGGTGAGGGCGTATGTCAAGGCAGGCTGTTGTCACAACTGCCTTGACAACCGGGGCCAGGGTTGATCTAGGTCATGCCCATAGGGGCATGAGCAGGCACGACAGGCAGAGGGGAGAGTGGCTACGCCACGCTCACTAGGGTGGGAGGGGTGTGGCATGTGTCACTGCCTGACATAGCTAGGCAGTAGGGGAGGGGGTGACGGTGAGACAGGGCATGCACTTGATCACTCTGCCTCATGCCGTGGGCATCCCATGGGCGCCGATTAGGCTCGCCTGGTGTCACAACAGAGAGCACCCGCCCTGGTGGGGGCGGGTGCTCGTGGGGGTAGTGGGGTGAGAGTGTGTCAGTGTCAATGGGGTGGCGTGCTCATGCACGCTGTAGGGATGAGGCCACTAGGCGGCGTCCCGGTAGCTGTCCAGCAGGGCGGCGCTGATCGTGTCGTCATCGATGATGCTGGCAGCCTTGCCGTCCATGATCATGCCGGTGACTGCCGCCTTCTCGTTGAGGATCGCCATGATGCGCTCGTCCACCGTGGGGATGCCGTTCGTCCCCAGCATGATGTGGGAGACGACCTCACGTGTCTGGCCGATACGGTCCAGCCGGTCCTCGACCTGGGCCAGCGCTCCCGGCGTCCACGGCAGTTCTGCCACCACTACGTGGCGGGCAGCGGTGAGCGTGATGCCCACACCAGCGGCCACGATGTTGCCCACCAGCACCCGGGCGGTGCCGTTCTGGAACGCCTCGACCGCCGCCTGCTTGTCCTCGACCTTCATACCGCCGACCACGTTCACGGCGCCGAAGGCGTCAGTCAGGGCCTTGACCATGGGCGCATGCCAGGCAGCCACGAACACCTGCTCCCCGTCGTCCACCAGGTCCTGGACGTAGGCGACCACGGCAGCCACCTTGGCCTCACCGACCAGGCGGCGCAGGGTGGTCAGCAGGACCAGGGCCTCGGCCCGACTGGCGACCTCGGCAGCCTTGCGGCCCTTGGTCCCCCGCACGTAGGCGATGAGATCGTCCTGGGCGGCGAGGTAGTCACTGGCAGCCTTACCGGCCATGGCCGCAGCCACCAGCTTGCGCCCCTTGCCGGGCAGGCTCAGGACCTCGGTGCGCAGGCGGCGCAGGTAGAAGGTGCTCACCAGCTTGGCGTGAAGCTCGTCACTGTGACGGCTCACCCGGGCATAGCCCTGCTTGGGTGCGTACGTTTCCAGGAAGTTGAACCAGCCGCCGAACACGTGATCCACGCCAGCGATGCGGATCTGCGTCGCCAGTTCCTCGGAGCGGTTGTCCACGGCGGTGCCGCTCAGCAGGATGCGCTGGGCGCCCCGGGGCAGGGTGGCGGCGAACGCCATGGCCGCACGTGCCCGCTGGGCCTTGTAGGACTTGAAGCGGTGGGCCTCGTCCACCACCAGCGCCCGGATGCCCATGGCGGTGAGCACGCCCCGGACGACGTCACGCTTGCGGGGCACGTCCCGGTTGTCCACGTAGTTCTCGACCGCCAGGCCAGCCCATGCGGCGAGCACACTGTCGCCCATGACGTAGATGTCGGCGGGCGCAGGCAGCACCGGCTTGGTGCCACTCAGCACCTCGACCCGGACGCCGGGGATCAGGCGGCGGGCCTCGTTGCGCCAGTTCAGCGTGACAGAGGGCGGGCAGATGATCAGGGCCGGGTAGCTGTTCGGGGCCAGGGCAACAGCCGCTAGGGCCTCAAACGTCTTGCCAAGGCCCATGTCATCGCCCACGTAGCTCCCGCCGTAGGTGGCGACGTCGTGGTGGATGCGCTGGACGGCCTCGACCTGGTGGGCCATGAGGGGGAGGGCCAGGGTGTCGAACGACAGGACCGGGGCCAGGTTGTTGGTGGCGGCGACGACGGCAGCGGTGCCGACGACCTGGGCGAACAGGCCCGCCAGGGGGCTGTCAGGGGTGATGGGTGCGTTGCTCATGAGAGACATAATAGCTGGTCAGAGGCCCTTTCTGTTGTCAGAACACTAGGTATTGTGGCCTAGTGTGACGAGATTCACACACGTAATACCCCATGCCCGACTCGAACGGACGACACACAGGGGCACAGACGTCGCACGGCAATGCGCCGTGTGTGCTTGTCCTGGTGCTGGGCCATGCCAGCCGCTGCGCAGCACCCTTGCCGGGGCAGTGCGCACCGTGGCCCATGGGGCTGGTGACAACGCACCACCCGGGGGGCGATGCACTCTCACCAGCCCTCGCCCTTGCGGGCGAGAACTGATTGACCAGTCGTGTCGGTGCTTGCGGCGCACCGTGGCCTGGTCAGCTACTCGTCGTCGTCCCCTTCCTCGCCCCGGTTGATCACGAGGAAGTACACAGCGGCCCGCTGCTCGTCCGTCATCGCTCAGCCTTCCCACTCGGAGAGGAAAGCGATCAGGTCGGCGGTGCTCTGTGTGCTGGCGCCCTTGATGCGGCCGGTGATCACCGGGTTGTGATCCCGGTCCCAGGTCACGGCGTACAGGTCCGCAGGCAGGGTGCCAAGCTGGTAGATGCTGTGGCCGTTGTAGCCGAAGCACCAGTTACGGGAGACGAACCGGCGCCGCAGGGCCGGGGTGACCGGCACGTTGCGCTCGATGCCGGGCCAGGGATTGGTCACTGAGTCGATGCACTCGGCCAGTTCCTCGGCCGTGTGCTCGTCCTCGCCGCAGTTCATGCAGACCGATGGCTCGTAGTCCACGCCCGGCTCGGGCGTGTCCCACGGTGCCTTGCCTGCCGGGCAGGCCTCGTTCGGGCACCGGAAGTTGACGGTGATCCCGCCCGACAGGTCGGCCCACACGGTGACCTCGGTCCCGCAGACGGGGCAGTTGTTGGTGGTGGTCATGACGGGTTCTCCTGGTGACTCGTGAAGCGGTGGCGGTTGGTGCAGCAGTGACCCCACTCGGCCCAGGTGCGGGCCTCGGCCATGCTGGCGAAGGGTGCGTGCCTGATGGCGCCGTCCTCACAGGTGACGGTCACCACCATGGCGGGGAAGGTGGCATCGGCGGAAAGGGCGTGGATCATGACGCACGCCCGATCCACACGGCCCGCCCGGAGGCGAGCGCCCGGAGGCAGGCCTTGCAGGTGACCTTGGTCACAACGTCATCCCAGGCACCGCCTTGGATGGCTCGACCGTTGCAGGCCAGGACGTGGCGGCGCTGGGCCAGGGCCACGTCAGAGGCGGCGTGGATGACCTCGGAGCCGGTCGCCATCACCACGTGGTTGGGGTGCCGGACGGTGCTCATGACGCCACCAGGCACTCGGCCACGGTGAAGTCAGCCGTCACCCGGTTACGGGTGTGAGGCTTGGCGTAGCTCACGGCGAGCATGGTGGCGCCCCGGTCACGCAGCACGCAGATGGCGCTACGGGTGGGCAGGGGCAGGTGGGTCAGGTTCGACCAGCCCATGCCGGGGAAGAACGCCTGCGAGATGACGGCGTTGGCAGCCACGGTGTTCGTGTGCTGGCGGCTCAGGTGGCGCCGGATGGGCGTGGGGGGCGTGCGGTGCGTGGGCATGGTCAGGGGTTCCTCTCGGTGGGTGACTGGCAAGCGTCAGTCTATCGGGCGTGTTGTCAGAACACACACTCAGGGATGGGCCTTTCGGCCCTATCCCTGTTGTGACAACGGTCACGCAGCGGGGGGCTGGACCACCACGCCGGAAGGCTTGGTGACAGGGCGCCCCAGGATGGCGGCGGCTTCCTCGTAGGTGGGGTACCACCAGCCCAGGTTGGTGGCGCACTTGGGTCCGTACCCGGCAGCCACGCTGCGATCGTCCTCGATCGCCAGGCCGCAGTTGCAGCAGAAGCCGTTCAGGCGCCCGAACGCAGCGGCCTCGTCCTGGGTGAGCAGGCGCATGGTCCGGGCCACGAGGGCATCGGCCACCATGCGCAGGCCACCACGCACGAACTCGAAGGTGCCGTGGTCGCCGTGGTTGGTGAGCGTGGCAGCTTGCAGGCGCCCCGACTGACGGCCGGTGTAGACCTTCCACACGGTGCCGTCCTCGTCCACGTAGACACCCTCGGTCAGGGTGCTCACGTCAGGCGTGGGCAGCTTGGCCTCGACCTCGGGGCAGGGCTGGACGTGGGTGGTGTCCCACTTGCCAGCGCTGTTCTTGGTGATGACGCCAGCACCGGCAGGCACGTAGACGCCGCACTTGACGCACTTGGCGCCGTAGTTGTTGGTCCGGCCCGCAGGGGCAGCACCGGCAGGCGCAGCGGCCTTAGGCAGGGCCAGGACGGCCTTGATGATGGCCGACACCTGGGCGCTGGTGGCGCCGTTGTCCCGCAGGGACTGGATGAAGGCTGCGACGTCGGGGACGCCGGTCACGGCCGGGTCACGCTCGTTCAGCAGGGTGGTCAGGTAGGCGTACTGCCTCTCGGAGGCGGGCTTGCTGGTCATACCAGCGAGTCTAGTCCCGTTGTTGTCAGAACAGTCGTCATACTCGTAGGTATTTCGGACCATTCACAACGGTGTGAGGTATCGACCACGGAGCGTGTTGTGACAACGGTCACGTGTCAGTGTCAATGGTGACGGTGCGCAGGTACTCGATGCCGCACGGCACGCAGTAGAAGCGTGGCCCTGGTGCCTCGTCGCCCTCGACCTCGATCGCCACGCTCGCACCACGCTCGCACCCGGCGCCCTCGGGCCACTTGCGGCCGAACGGCAGCACGCCGTCCTCGATCAGCATGCGCTGCTGCTCGTGGCTCAGGGCGTTGAAGCACGCCAGGCCGAACCACCCGCTGGACGTCTTAGGCGACACCAGCGCCCTCGCACGTGGGGCACAGCACTCGGCCGTACAGGTAGCCAGCACCACGGCAGAAGGGGCACTGAGCGGCCACCTGGGCCAGCTTGGGCCTCCGGGGCGCCGATAGCTCCAAAGGCGCTCCAAGAGGCTCCAAGAGGCGCAGGCGGGGCACTAGACGCACCCGGCGTGGAACCGCTGGACCAGGCTGTCGCCCTCCAACATGCTCCAAACGTAGCGGTAGACCTCACCCTTGACGATGGGACCGCCTGTGATGCACGCATCACACTGGTATGCGACTCGGGCACGCTGGTAGCGCTGGACCACCAGCACGGTGCCCACTTCCTCGTCGTGGTGGACCTCCAAGGTGCTCATCGTGTGATCCTTCCAAGAATGTCAGCCAGCCAGTGCATGCCGACCTCTCGGCGTTCCTCCAAAGGGAGGGGCTGAGTGGCGGCGCCCCGGGGGGCGAAGATGACCAGGTTGTTGCCATCGATGTACAGGTCCAGGTCGGCGCCGTAGCGCAGCGAGAACTCGACCAGCTTGCTCAGCAGGTCACTGACATTGACATGGCCGATGTTGATGGTGCCGACCGTGCGATCGTCTTGCCAGGGCGTGGTCATCGTGTCACCAGCCCGGCCTCGATCAGGGCCATGGCCGTGCGGCCGTAGGTGCCTTGCAGGGACCAGGCCAGGCCAGTGTTGACCAGGTGCTGGAAGAAAGCGATGCACTCGTCCTCGTCCAGTTCGCCATTCTCGAAGGCGATGATGTTGCCGACCAGGTCGAAGGTGTTGTCGCTCACGTGGTCGGGCTTGTCAGCGAACTGCGGGTCGTAGGGGCTATGGCGGGGTGTGCGGGCCATCACAGGCCTTCCTCTCGTGCGTACTTCTCCATCATGTGGACGCAGTCGTCCCGGTAGCGCTCAGCGCTGGACCAGGCCGTCTCGCCCTTGAACGTCTTGCCTCGGGGCCAGCCACCAGTGCAGGCCTCGGGCCTCTTGGTGACGGTGACCTTGTGGGCGCCATCCTCGTAGCGCTGGCCGTTGCGACCATCCACGAGGGGGCCTGTCTCGATCTGGACGGCGCCGATGCGGGAGCCGTAGAAGCCGGTGATGTTGGTCCGCTTGATGCAGGACCAGGGGCCAGGGGTGGTGTATCTGCTCATGGGAGTCAGTGTACCTGATGTGTTGTCACAACACACGTCAGGCCGGTAGGCCATTCGGCTCATTGCGTGCGAAGGCCGGGTCGCACTCGTCCTCGCACGCAGCACAAGGCAAGGGGCACGGCTCATCGTGACGAGGATCGTGGCAGTGCATCAGAACTGAGCCTTTCGGCTCATTGGTGGTCCACACGCCATCGCCCTCGTTGTCCCGGTACTGGATGACCACCGTGGCCTCGGGGTTGATTTCCTGGTACGTAGCAGCAGCGCTGCGTGGGTGGTGGGCACTCGTGGGGTCGAACGGGCCGTGCTGCATGGGCGTGCCATCGACCAGCACCTGGTACTGGTAGCGCACCAGGGCCTCGTTCATGGCAGCCACCACGGCAGGGCTGGCGTTGTTGACCTCGTCGCCACCGATGAGGCGTGAACAGGCCTCGTGATGGTCGTCAATCGGGCAGTCACACTCGGGGCACACGTCAGCAGGACCGTCACCGACCACCATGCCGGTGCCCTCGTGGACCCAGCCCTGGCCCGCAGGCAGGTGCTTGATGTTCAGCATGCAATGGATGCACAGGTGGGCGTAGTCGGGATCAGGGCTGGCCTTGTGCAGACCCTTGGGCCGCTGCTCAGCGATCATGGCGAGGACCGTGGCCCTCGTGTCCAACAGGGCATCGGCATAGCCCGCCCGCTGGAAGCTGTCGGCGTAGGTGCCAGGACCAGACTGGCGAATGGTGCGGGCTTGCTCGGCCAGGCTGTCGGCCAGTTCTTGCAGGTTCTTGGGATTGCTCATGGGTCAGGGTCCTTTCAGGTTCTCACAACACTCTCACAACTGAGCCGGGCCAGTCCTACTTGTCCACCTACCCTCCCCCCATCGTGCGCACTCCGGGGATACTCTCGGCTTTCGTTCGGGCTGTTCTCCCACTTCTCTCACGGCGGATTTCGCCCTCCACACGCCTTCGTTCAGGGATCGCTGGCCGTAGCGCTGATTCGCATGGGCCAGACGTGGTCGTTAACCGTCAGGGCGCTTTCATCGGGGTACTTGCATGGTGCTTCGTGGGTCCCGGCTCAGTTGTCAAGGTGCTGCGTTGCTTACAAGGATCAGTATAGCGAACTGTTGTCAGAACACAACCGGATTTCGTAGGTCATTCGGACTATATTACAAAGCGCCCCTGGTCGCTGTGACCAGGGGCGCCGTGTGTTGCTCGCAGAGCGATCCGCCTACGCTGCGAGCGCTGTCCCGACCTCATTCCGCCTGGTCAGGACGATCAGTCCACCACCGGCCAACAGGGCGCCAAGGGAGCCAAGCAGGAGGGGGAGGGTGGTGGAGCCGGTGCTGGGCAACGATCCGGGCGGGGTCGTTGGGGCAGCCGGGGCGGGCGTGGTGTCCGGTGCTGGCGCCGTGGTGGGGGTAGGCGCTGGCGTGGTCACCACGCTCGGCGGCACGGTCGTCACGATGCTGGGGGGCACCGTGGTGTCCACCACCGAAGGCGGCGTGGTGGGCGGGACCGATGAGTCAGGCGGTGGCACGCTGCTGTCAGGCGGCGGCACCGACGAGTCGGGCGGGGGGACACTGTCGGAGGGTGGAGGCGTGGACGAGGGCGGCGTGCTGTCCGGCACGCTGCTGTCCACGGTGCTCGACGGTGGGGTGCTGTCCGGCGTGGACGACGGCGGGGTGCTGTCGTCCGTGGTGCAGTGCGGGTTGTTGACCCCGTCCTGCCCATTGCCATCGGTGCAGTGCTCCACGTTGCCAGTAGCACCAGCGGTGCCCATGAACGCAGCACCACCAACGAGGCCAAAGCCCGCCACCAACATGATCGCCCCAACGGTGGTGCGTCGTCTCATGCAGTCCCCTTTCTTAGGGTTCAGTCATGAGGGTACAACGCCACCACCAGGAGTGACATAGGCCATTCGGCCTGTCAGTGTCAATGGTGTGAGCGTTCACACCAGGTTGCGCCACCGGGCCTCGGCTCGGATCATGTCCATGAGGTTGGGTCCCCAGGGCTTGCGTAGCTCACGCAGTAGCTGGCGGTCGCCCATGTCACGCACGTCCAGGCCGTTGATCTGGCACTGGTTCTTGCGGGGGCGCTCACCAGGTGAGCGGGGATCGGTGGTGTCGTCCATCACGCACCCACCACGTCGGCCGTGTGGCCGGTCAGGTCGATGATGGCGCCGACGATGCTGGCGTATAGGTCCATGTCCTGCACCTGCCAGACGAACGTGGTGCCGTCCGGACGCTCGATGGAGACGATCCAGGTTGCTTCCTCGTCCATGTCAGGGGTGTCCTCTCGCTGTTGTTCTGACAACAGTGTATCAGACGTTCTGACAACAACCACGTCAGGGTCTAGGCCGTTCGGCCCATTCAGCGCCGCACGGTTCTTGATCGCACGGTCGAAGCCCTCCTGCTCGGCCGGGGTGAGCACGCCACCGTGGAACAGACTGGCGATCAGCCCGTTCCACTCGCTGTTGGGCATGTTCATGAACGCCTGGTAGGCGTCCTCGGGGTTGTTGCGTGGGTCACGACGATCGGGAGCGCCCATCACAGGTACGGCCTCAACCGAACGGTGACGAAGTAGCCACCACCGGCCTGGGAGGCGCTGGCTTGGGCACCTTCCAGGTTGTCCTCGTAGTCGTGGTGCAGGCAGGCCAGGGCGTGACGCTCGGCTCCCTCGACGCTGTCGGCCTCGACTGAGCAGTAGATCACCGGCTCGTTCATCTCGTTGACCTTGGTGGCCGTGCCGGTGATGCGGGTGATGTTGAAGTACCAGCGGCTGGCGGGCACGGTGGGCAAGAGGCAGGGGTAGGTGGTGCTCATGTCAGTCGATCATCCCGTACACGCCATCGATGGCGTCGTGGGCCTCGGCCTTGGCCTGGTCCAGCCACTCATCGAAGTCCATCTCGGCGTCGGGGTCCCACTCGGTGATCTGGTCCAGCAGGTTGTCACTGGCCTCGCTGGCGGCGTCGTCGTAGACGTCGGCGTGGTCGTTCATCTCCTGGGAGCGCTCAGTCTCGTGACCGAAGCCTTCCTCGATGTTGCTGGCGCTCTCACGCCACATCTCAGCGGCCTCTTGGATGCCGTCGCCCAGGACGGTGAACGCATCGCCCAGGCACTCCATCACGTACTTGACTCGGGCCTCGATGGTGACCTCGACCGGCTCGCCGCCATCTCGAATGTCCAGGACGCCATCGATGGCCTCCACGGCGTCGTCGGCGTCCTCGCAGGCAGCGTAGGCAGCGCCACGCTTCTCGTTGGATTCCAGGGTGCTGGCCCTGGGTCCGGGGCAGCCCTCGTGCCAGGAGTACGTGGCAGAGAACCGGCTCGGGCTGTTCTTGTAGTAGCCCTGGCCGACCTCGATGGGCTTGTGGCACGTGTGACACGTGGGCCGGTCGCCGTCCTTGGTCTTGCGGGCGCTCTTGATGTGCTGGGTCTGTGCCACGGTGGGCCTTTCTCGGTCAGGGGTGTTGGTGACAGCGGGGCAGTGTGCCGACCTTGCCTACTCTGCCTGGGATGAGCCAGGCGATACGTCGGACCGCTCCACTCCCCTCTCGTAGCCCGGCCACAACCGGGTCGATGGGGTACTGCCTTGGGGAGGCTTACTTTCGCACCACCCCGCTGTCAATGTCAATGGTACCGGATCGTTGTGTTCTCACAACGTCAGGCAGCAGTGACTGTTGTCACATCAGGCCTGCTCGGCCGGTTCCTGCTCGGCCAGGGCAGCGAGGGCGAGGTTGAACTCGTCCTCGTAGCTCCACGGCGTCTCGATGGCGTCCACCACGGTGTGAGCGGTGTTGCCCTGGTCGGCCATCCACGTGGCGAGGATCACGATGTTCTCGTGCTTCTCGTACCACTTGGGTGCGGGGGGAGGGAGGTCTGTCATTTCACCCCCTCGATGCTCTCGACAGCGGCCAGCGCCGCCTCGTACTCGGCCAGGGCAGCCTCGGCACCCTTGGCGAGACGGTTGTACGCCTCGGCCTTGCGGTTGAGGTTCTGGACGAGACTGGCCTTGCGGGCCTCGGCGGCGTGGGTCTTGGTCGGCTCGTAGCACAGGTACCGCAGCACCGTGTCGGCCACGGCGTCCAGCAGGGGACGCACGAAGGTCTTGGGGGCATCGCCCATGGCCCGGGCAAGCTCGAAGTCCACGGTGCCGTCCTGGGGGATCACGCCGTAGACCTGGCTGTTGCTGTCGCCCTTGGCGGCACGCTCGGCCTCATTGCGGGCGTACCAGTAGCCCTTGGGCTGGCCCTGGTCGTTGGTGTGGATGAACTTGATCCGGTAGCCGTGCCCCCGGTAGGTCAGGTCGCCTTCCACGAACACGTCATCGGTGTCCATGGCGCACAGTTCCAGTCGGCCGGTCACCTTGGGGTAGACGACGGTCATGGTGACGTTCTTGACCCGCTCAGGCCACTCAGGGACAGCGACCTCTCGGGGGAGGGTGTACTCGTAGTCGGTGCTCATGAGTATGAATAGTAGCGAGTGTGTTGTTAGAACACAACCGCATCTTCTAGGTCTTTCGACTCATCTTCGCTGTCAGTGTCAATGGCCTGCTCACGCCACTTGTCGAAGCGGTCCATGAGGTTGAGCAGGAAGTGACAGGCCAGCACCGCCATCACCAGGAACACGCCCATGGCTACCAGCGCCGTGGGCCTGTCCACTCGACCGGCAGCGTCGTAGCACACATACAGGCCACCGCAGGCGAGCGTGGCGAACACGCCCAGGCCCAGGCCATCACGGTCCACCCTCATGGGTGTACAGGGCAGTGCAGCCCTTCCTGGTGGCGCACTCCACCGCCCACAAGCTCGTGGCCGGTGCAGATGCTCTCTAGGAACTCAGCCACGGCCAGGTCATTGTCGAAGGTGAGCGTGACCTGGGACGGACGGTTGCCTCGCTCGGCCCTGGTGGCTCGGGCCACGTTGATCCAGACCTCGTGGTAGCGGTGCAGTTCGGTCATCTCCAAGGCCCCCTATGGTGTGACTGTTGTCACAGTAGCGGGCTGCGTGATGGCGGGACCGGAAGGTGGCGCCGGGTGCTTGTTGAACGGGTCCTCGGGCAGCTTGAAGATGACTCCAAGGACGACGATGAAGAAGATCACGAAGGTGATGATCTGACGCCGGTTGCGGCGACGTGCGAGGCGAGGGTTGCGCAGCTTGCGGGCCTTGGCCTTGGCCTTGTCCCGCTTACGGGCCTGGCGCTTGGTCAGCATGTAGATGCCGGACGTCTCCAAGTAGTCATCGGGCACGTAGATGTGGAACCAGGGGACGTGGTCCAACTGCTCGGACAGGGTCAGGTCGTTGATGTGCATCGTCTCCGGTGGTGCCTCAGGAGCAGGCGGGGGCGGTGGGTACTGGTGCCCGGTCACCTGAATGACCGTGCTACGAGGGTGACCACCAGGGCGCCCACGGCGCCAGCCAAGGCCAGGCCACGGTTCGGCTGGCTCTTGGGGCTGCGGGTCATCCACTTGGGCAGGGCGGGAGGGAGGGGGAGGCTTCCAGAGGGCATGGGGATCTTCCTTGTCAGGGGTTGGCACGTCGATGAGTGAGTCGAATGAAGGCAGCGCCGATGGCTGCGCATAGTCCGGCAATCGCCAGTTCGGGTCCGAGAAGAACAGGACCCGTCGCCGGGAGTGTTGCGGGGACGGCATGCACCACAGCTTGGTGCGTGCGGGGCGGGCCAGTGACCACCACAGGGGCCTCAGACGCCACAGGTGCCTCTGTGACAGGCGTTGTGACAACAGGGGCGGTGGTAGGGGGCTGGTACGGCTGCGTGGCCCTGGGGTCATCACAAGGCACGCTCATGGGCGGGTTGGACCCAGGCACCTGGCAGTAGACGACGGTCTGACCGGGTGTCGTGGTAGGCACCGGCTTGGGCGTCAGGTCCACCACCGTGGTCGGTGGAATGTACGGAGCGCAGGTGCCTTCCTTGGTCCCGCTGAACGTGGTACTGACCGGCGTGCCATCGTCCAGCTTGCCCCGCACGTAGCCCGCCACCGTGGGGTTCAGGCCGTTGATGTGGGCGGTGATGGTGCGTGATGCACCAGCGGCCACGCTGGCGTCACCGATCCACGAGGATGCGGTGGCGTACTGGCCGGTGAAGCCCTGGGTGGTGTTGTTGGTGACCACGAGGGCTACGTTGCCGTCGCAGTCGATGGTGAGAACGGCCTCAACGGCCATAGCGGTACATCCCGTCTCGGGCCTCGGTTGCTTGGCTGATGCGGCGCTGGGCCTCGTGCGTCCGCACAGCGGTGATGGGCTGGTCCAGCGGCGGCTTGTACCACCACTCCCCATCGGGGATGCCCAGGCGGATGGCAGCACGCTTGGCCTTCTGGCCGATGCGCACTTCCTTGACCGGGTAGTCCTGACCTTCCAGCGTCAGCACGTCACCCTTGCGTAGCTCTCGCACGTTGGTGATGGTCGGCTCGACCGGCCGGACCAGGGGTGCTACGTCAGAGAACTCTTGGCCGTCCTCGCTGGCGAGAACGATGGCGATGGTGTCCTCGCCTCGCTCGTTGTTGAACGGCACTGACTCCACGCAGGAGCGCAGGATGCGCACGCCTCGTTGGTTGCGGGCCGTGTAGGTCCAGTCGATCAGGCCCAGGCCTCGCAGGCGCTTCAAGTGGCTGCTGGTCGTCGTCTCACTCAGACCGACGATGGCGGCGACCTGTTGCACAGTCGTGGCACCACTCAGCACAGCGAAGAACGTGCGTGTGTAGGTCGGTGCGATGACCTGGTGCCCGTAGTGGCGAAGGTTAGGAAGAGGGAGGCCACCCGGCTTCACCGGGCGGGTTGGGCCAGCGTCGGGAGCGCTCCCTGGCGAAGGCTTACTGCCGTCGAGTCCTCCCTCTTCCATGCTTCATACTCTAGTCATTCGTAGGGTACCGAACATGGGTCGAACGGACCATTCGTGCTCGTGGTGTGACCTGCTACGTTGACCTCTCTCCTGGCTTGACCTCCGGGAACGACAAAGCCCCCTCGACCCGGAATCGAGGGGGCTTTGTCAATGTCAATGGCCCTGCTGTTGTGTCAACCAGGCGGCGGTGCGTCCAGGTGCTTCTGCACCAGCGTGCCGGGGTGCGGGTACGGGTCCAGGGGCGGATTGGGCCTCGGTGGCTTGGGCCTGTTCGGGTCAACCTCCGGGTAGTAGATCTCCTGGCCCGGCTGCTCGCTCATGCCCAGGCCTGTGCGAACACGGTCTTCATGTCTGCGAAGACCTGGTACTTGCCCCCGGAGCGGTTCACCCACCCGAAGCTGTCCTCTCGACCGTCGCCTGTGTTGCGATCGATCATGCAGAACCAGAAGAACGGACCCAGGCGCCCTTGGTAGGCGTTGAGACAACCGCCCGGCATGTAGGCGTTGAGGGCGTCCTTGGCCCGCTGTGACTGCGTGCCTTGACTTCCGCCCACCGCCGACCTCGGGCAGCCTGTCTCGGTGGTCCACAGACTGATGCCCCGGCCAGGGGCGGCAGCGTCGATGATGTCCAGCGCCGCCTTGACTGCCTTGGGCGACCAGGACGGCCAGTTGCCCACGTCCTTGCAGGGGTAGTCGGTGTCCAGGTACGGGTGCCAGCCGAGAGCGTCGCAGTTGGAGAACATGCCCTTGTCGGCGTAACTCTTGATCGTGCTCAGCGCTCCGCAGCCCGGAGGGTTGGGCTGCTGCGTGGCGCCCCACACGGTGTCAGCCGTGCTCAGCCCGGCGACGATCACCACCATGTTGGGCACCGCCGCCTTGATCTTGGGGTACGCCGCCTTCATCATGCGGGTGTACTTGCCCCGGTAGGCGTCGTCGGTACTGGCGGCGTTGGTCCAGAAGCCGGACAGATTGGCCTCGTTCCACGTCTCGACTGCTGTGACACCAAGGGACCACAGGTGCTTGCAGCACTCGGTGATGACGTCGGCCCACTCGCTGTCATTGGTGGGCTGGTTCTTGTCGTTGTAGGGCGTGCCCACCATGTGAGCCGGAAGCATGTAGAGGATGGGCAGCGGCTTGATACCACGCTTCAACGCCGCCAACACCCAGCGGTCGGTGTCGGCCCACTGGTAGGCGCCGCCCTTGGTCGGATACACCTGGCGGATGGGGTAGTCGCCCCGCCACCACCCGGCGCCCGATTCCTTGATCAGGTCGGCTTGCTGGTCGATGAAGGCCTGGGTCACACCCTGCACCTGTTCCAGCGGCATGGAGAACGCCCCGAAGCGTTGTCCGAGAGTCTGCGTGCCGGTGACAGGCGGCGGCTCGATGGGAGTAGGTGGGGTGACGGGAGCGGCAGCCAGCTTGTCGGCGTCGGCATTGATGGCCGCAGCAGCGGCATCCATGCTGGTGGCCTGCTGTCTGATCACGCCCGCCGAGGCACTGATGGCTGATGCCTGCTTGCGCAGGTCATCGATGACAGGTTGCAGGTCGCTCATGCAGCAGAACCGTAACACTCTGTCGCCAGCGATCTGTGTGAGGCCCAGGAGGGTGCCCGCTAGGAGCGCCCTCCTGGTCACCTTGTTCACCGGGGAACGGGCAGGTCCGTTGTCACATCGATCAGGCCGTAGACCTCACGCAGGGCCTGGCGCTGGCTCTGTTCCATGTGGCGCTGGACCCAGCCCATGGACCACCAGGCAGCCCGGCGCCATTGGTACTCGTCGTCCATCACCCGCACCCACCCGGCCATGTGGGCAGGGCTGGTGGTCAGGTACTCGATGCCCTCGGCCTTGACGGCGGGAATGTCCCGGCAGATGACGGGCAGGCCTCGTACCGCCGCCTCGTAGACCGTGACGGGGTTGCCTTCCCAGGCCGCTGTGTGGACGTAGACGTGGGCGTAGCTCAGCCACGCCAGCGCCTCGTCTCGTTCCAGCCAGCCGGTGATGATCACGCCCGCCTCGTCCAGCGCCGCCATGTACTCGGCAGCCTTGGCGTCGTCATCGTTGGCGCCACCGATCCACACCCACGGCCGGGGCCGGTGCATGTAGTAGCTCGCCGCCTCTGCGAAGTACAGCGGGTCCTTCTGAGCGCAGACCCGGCCCATGGTGACCACGGCGCCCTTGATCATGCGTACGGCCCGCCCGGATTCCACGGTCGCACCGTGACGTCCGGGTACGGCTCGCCGTTGTTGGCCCGGCGCAGTAGCTCGGCCACGAACTCGTCGTGTGTCCAGTCGGCGTCCTCGGGATTGAGGATGATCACCGTGTGCGACCGGGGGTCACGATGGTGCAGCGTGCCGTACTTCTCGGCGTAACGGTCGAAGGCTCGA